GGCGTAAATGCCTTTACTACGATTACAGCTTCACAAAGCACCGCCGGGGAAAATTTTCAATTTACTCAAAGTTGGTTAGAAGGCGATGCTGTACCAAATAGCGCACCGACTACTGGCGCAGTAAGTAATTTTTCAGATCTTACATCTACAGCGGCAGGCGCAATCGGTTCTGGCGCAGCAACAATTGATAATCATGTAATTTCGGTTACAGGTGGCGACCCGGGTTCATCAATAACAGGTCAATATGTGACAACACTTTCTGTCGATTAATGAGCAATGCGCAGATTATTATTAATATTTTTATTTTGTGGATTACCTAGTTATGCGCAACCTGTTACGCCGAATTTTACAACCGGCACGATGTCATCTACGACAAATACGGTCACATCTATTTCAGAATCGATTGTGTCAACAGATTATTTCGGAAATTCTTATGAATATTCAGTCACAGGAACAGGGATTTCTACAAATGGCGGGGTTGCTCCAAATACAACAGATGTTTCAGCAACGGTTAACGGTCAACAATATACTTATACAGGGTTAGATTTATCGACAGACAACAAACCAGTATTCACATTAACAAACCCAACAAGCGGCGCGGCCTTTCAATTTTCAGAATCATATCGAGGGCCGGGCGGAATATCAAACATAACAAGCATTACCCGGCAAATAGAATCCGAATCAGTAGTTACTTCTACGTCTGTCTTCTCTCAATAGCTTTAACGCCCCTAGAAGCGCTTGCCAATGCTGTCAGCCAATCAAATAATGGTTCAGTAACCAATATGGCGATTCAAAGTTTGACGGGCAATATGACAACTAATCAATATGGCGGAAATATTGTTTGTCAGGGTGCAACCCTTACATTTTCGCCATTTGTCACTTTTGGCGCAAATTACCGCAAACCTTTTCGAGATTATTACACTACACCATACTACGACCCGACAGACGCCGATGAAGACGGCGTTCCAGACAATCCGGGAAATATTTTATTTGAACAAATTAATTATTCAGGAACAAATAAGGATTCTTTTGCAGTTAATACAGGTTTCAGCTTAAATTTTACAGTTCCGCTTGATAGAAAATTTCAAAATCAATGCTCACAAGCGGCAACAACGCAAGTGAAAATACAACAACAAGTATTGGAGAATAAACGCCTTGATTGGGCTATCGCAAGAATAAAAGAATGTGGAAAATTAAAACAAGAGGGCATATTAATTTCTAAAAAATCTGAATTTTATAATTTATGCGCCGATATTTATATCGACAAAAAACCAAATCAAGTAATCCCGCATACACATGAATTAAGGTAAAGGGGGCTGATTATTCAGCCCAAGGGTCGTTTGTTACTTGACCAACTTTGTAATTAACAAGTTTAGCTGTTTGCTTTGCAACTAAGTCTGGTCTGCCGACCCACTTTTCATAATGGTTATCCCACTTATCAACACCGATAATTGCGTGTGTATAAGTTCTTGCAGTTGTTCTTGTTGTTTGTGTTCCGTCTTTAAATGTTGCGGTTAGTTTTCTTGTTTTAGCCATTTTGGTTTCCTTTGTTTGGTACACTTTAATTATAATATAATTAAATTAGATTGTCAACTATCTTTTTCAGGTTTCTTTTTTCTGGTAATTATTTTTTTGATAATCGGCTTTATTGCGTTCAGAATTATAGGCGAGGATGCGGCCACGAATCCGATCACGGCGGTTGAAATTATTGTAGATACTTCTGGAATATAGGATTCTTGAAAAGGAACTGGTTCCCAGATAATAATACATTCATTATTTTCATTTAATTCAAAGGCTTTTACTTTTTCCAATTTTTTAGAATTGGCATACGAGCCAACGCGCAGCGGTTGTTTTGGGTCAGGGCAAGGAGGAATTGTGATAATCTCTTTTTCTTTGTTTTTTGGAATTTCTGGCGGTTTTGTTTCTGGCGGTTTTGGAGTTTCAGCTTTTGGCTTTTCTTGTTCCTCTACAATCTCTAATTTTTTAGGATTATATTGCATTGGAATATAAGAAGGCAATTTTCCGTTCGGGCAACTATAAAAAGCGCCGTTTGGGTCGTCTTCAATTATTTGCGTATTTTTTACAGAACTGTCTCGATGTGTTTTTACACACCCAAGCATATCAATTGTCGGCGGGGCTACATTTAAAACACTTGAAGGAGGTATATAAGAATTTATATTTATTGTCGAAATATCTGGTATTTTTATTTGTTTTATTTCCAATTATTTATTTATCAAAGAGCTTTTTAATTTTTTTAGCAAAATTTCATATGATGTTTCTTCTTGAAAATAAAGTGACAACAAATAACGATCTCTTTTATCTAAATTCATAACTGCGTGTTTTTTTTGATTATTAAATAAATAATATGTATAAGGTTTATATTTAAGTTCAATTATATTGTCGTGATACCATTTATCTTTATGTTCTCCAAACAAACAATAGCTATTGTGTTCTTTACTTACTAAACAATTTATACAAGACTGTCTGTAATCATCAACGTGCCAATCATAAAAAGACTTAAATTTAACTCTTAACAAACCTAATTGCTTTATACGATGTATTTTGTTGATTTCGTTTAAAGCTAATTCTTTTTGAATCCAAGAATTATCGAGAAAAATCACATCAAATCCAAAATGTTGTTGCCAAGTTAAATCTTTGAAAGATATTAAATTTTCGAGATATAAAATTAATTTATTTGATTTTGTTTTTATTTCTGAAAAACAATCAATTGGAATCATATTTTACTTACATTTATTTCATAGGTAAAGGAATCGAACCGCCTGTTGTTTTTGGTATTTGTTTATCAAGCATTTTTGGCATCATCTGTTGCACGTTTGCCAATACTTCATTCATCATGCGATTTTTAAATTGTGGCGAAGTAACGTATTTAAAACCGAAGTATCCTCCGCCCAACATTGACGCGCTGATTATAAAACTTAAAATAGATAATATTTGAGAAATTTTTGCCATGTGGAAAGAAGCGTTTATTAAAGCATTAGCACCAATAAGTTTGATGGTGTTGTTTTTAATTGTTGGTTTAGCTCCACTTTATCTAATTGGCGGAATGATGACCAAGCAAATGCACGAAAAAGTAAAATTTTAATTAATCCCAAGGTCTACCAGAAGTCATAGTAGGCGTCTTAGATTCTGCAATTTTATTTGCAATTCTTGTTTCAATAGCTGCTACTTCATCAGAACCTAGTGCAGCTTTAGCCCATGCGATAGCGTTATCTTTTGTTATATCTGCATAAGCAGTAAATGAACTAGCATCAGCATTAGCAAGCCCTACGCTACCATAGGCAGAACCTTGATGTTCTCCATCTGAATCGGAAGCTGTCCAGTGAATAACGGTAACAACATCAGATAAACTTCCTACAGTTTTTGTTGCATCTAAAGCAGCAATATCCCAAGTAACAGCCATGATAATAAGTGTTTAGTTTTATTTTACTTTACTTCCTCAGGTTGAACAACATCACTAAGTTTTTCTAACTGTTTTAATGCTCCCTGATCTTCCATTATTGGTTGCATTAATTGATTTTTTTCTGCAACTTTTTGCTGTATTTCTTTTTCAAGCATTTGTGCTTTTGCAATATTTAGATCAAGACGAGTTTTTGTTTCGTCATAAAGCTCTTGTGGTGTTGCCATAAAATTAATTTAAGTTATCCAATGTTACTAGGCAGCTTCTAATGCTGCAACTTTGGTTTCCAACACCTCTATTTTAGAAACAGCTTCCTGTAATGCAGCAGTTATTAGTGGTACAAGTTTTGCTTGATCTATTCCTTGATATTTTGGATCACCAGCTTTTATGTTTTTATTAGGTTCATCCTCCGTATAAGTTTCATCTTTAGTTCCCGAGATTGCCTCTGGAACTGCTGTTACTTCATGTGCTATAAATCCATCACGAGTGCTGCTTGTATCTCCTATCCAATTAAACCTAGATGGTTTTAAAGTTTTTAATCTTGTAATACCATCTGATATTGGCACTATATTCTCTTTTAATCTATAGTCAGATGATGTGTTATAAGTAACACTGTTGGTTGCAATACTAATACTACCGCCAGCACCCCAATTTTTTCTAAATTCAACTATATCTCCGTCAGTACCTTTTCTGACAATAAGAACTGCATCCGCATTTTCTCTTGAAATTATAGCTTGTACTCCACCAGATGCCGCACCATCAAGAGTGAACCCTGTATTACCAAACAAAGTTCCATAATTACCAACCCTAATTTCTCCATCACTCTGAATACGAAAATATTCTACTGGTGCATCGGTATTATTAGGTCTAGTGAAGAATTTCAGACTACCTTGAGAACCTGCTGAATCTCTTTCATGCACAATCGCAGCACCAATTTTTGTTGTAGTAGAAGTAACTGAAAAACCTAATCCACATTCAACACCATTAGTATCGCTTGGATTTTTTAAAACTAAAGCAAAATTATTTGCATTATCCATACCACTAGCAGCATTTTTAGCAGTATTTACTTGTAATTGTGCTAATGGTGCAGAAACTTGTATCCCAACCTCTCCACTCGAAACCATTCTCATCACTTCACTTGGTGCGTGTGAACCATCAGCCGTGCAGCTAAATATTAAACGCCCCGGCATATCATTACTTCCGGGAGTGCCATCAACCTCTGCCCTTATCTGTGCAGCTTCTTCAAGATCAACACCATCTGCACCTTGAAAGCTTATTATTCCTAACGGATCACCATTATTAACAATATTTACAGCACCAACTGCACTGCCTCTGGTTTTTCCAAACGCATAAGTTGGGGCATAAACATCAGAATTATTATAAGTATGACCAAAAACTCTATGTGAACCACCACTAGCACCTGCTCCTTCAAGTTGTAATGCTGGGACAGTATCATTACCACCAAAAGGCTGTGCCTGTTCATAAGTTCTTGGAGAACTTATACCTATAAGAAACCTTCCCGAACTATCTATAATACATCTTTCTTGATCATTAACTCTAAACGCCAGTGAGTTGCTTGAATGATCGTAAGTCAACAGTCCTACATTTGCATCATCTTCATCACCAAACCTTATTTGTGAAACACCATTACTTTTACCTAATAAATTTATTCTTGCATCTGAAAGACTAGCAGATGATTCTAGTTGTAAAGTACAATCTCCAGCATTGGCGAAAATGTGTAAATTAGTGCTAGGAGTTGATGTGTTTATACCTATCCGATCATTACCAGCATCAACATAAAATAAATTCTGCCTTCCATCACCTTCAATCCTAAAATCTACATCTGCTCCATCTTCATTAAATACTGTTGTAGTTCCTAACTCCATTCTTTCAACACCACCAGTTGCAACGTTAAAAGTATTAGCAGCACTGAAAAACACTCCTGTGTCCAAATCTCCCCTGTTAGCTAGTGCGGGGGTGGCCGCACTGCCATCTTCTAAAGTTATTGTTCCATCAAGTTGTAAAAGTTCTACCCAACCATCATTTGCACTGTTTCTAATTTTTAATGTTCCAGTTGTAGTATCTGCCCAAAACATATAGGCTGCTGTGGTGGAGGGAGCGGAAGAACTACTGTTATTACTTAATATGGCTTGCAACACACTATTGATGTCTGATCTCACGTTGGCGCCGGTTGAATTGTCGATTACATAATCATGAACTGGAGACATCTTAGTTATACCAATGGATTTGAGGGTTATTTTATTATATTTTTATCAGTTAATTACATTAGAAAAGTAATTACAAATAAAAATTAAAAAATATTTAAACACATTCTACCCATTTTTAAGATTTTTTCCAAGCTGAACAGTATTTATTAACTACCGCGACCAAATCCTGTTGCACTATATTTAAATTCCCTATCTACATGACTAGAGCCATTTTTTATATCAATATTGAAGCCGCTACCTGTAATAGATGACAAAGCAAAAAAGTCTCCGCTCTGTGCGTTTTCTATTGTTATAGCAATACTAGGTAAAACAGAATTTGCTGCAACGCTAGTACCCGACTGACCTGTAAAAAAGGTATTAGTGAAAACAACTGACTTTTGGGAGGTTCCAGAATTTATGATTCCACCACCAGTTGCCCCTGCATTACCAAGACTTGTTTCTGTTCTGCTTTCCAGTTCTGCTGTATAACCTAGCTGGTCAATCTCAATACTTTGGGCTGGGTCGTCAGAATCCATTTCGCATCTAAATTTAAAACCACGCCCGACATATGTACCATTTACAAAAGGGTTAAATCTTGTGAAATTTGCTCCATAAGTACAAGCTGTTCCAGCGGATATTGTTGCACTTGTAGCTGAATTAACTGTAAAGGTGTTATCTGTTTTTGAGATTATTTCATAGTTGCCATCTGTAGCAGAACCAGCGGTAAATGTAATAACAACAAAATCACCAACTGAATATCCATGTGCGGTTTTTGTTACAGTGATCGTAGTGCCACTTTGTCCGTAGCTAACACCTGATGAAACTGTTAAATCAGGGTCTAAGTCAGTCACCGCAACTAATAACGAAGCCCCAACATCAAATGCGGTGGCCGCATCGAAATCAGTCCAAGTATCGATATTACCTGATCTTTTATCAATTAAATCATTTGGATAAAAACCTTGTGTTACAAAATGTCTTCGTAATCTTAAAGGTTGTTTGCCGCCTAAATCTAAGGTATTGGCAAACTCATATGAACCGCCAGTAATATCAACAGCACCTAGAAAGTCAAAATCTGCAATAGAATCAAAATCTGCTTCGGAATCAAGTGTAACCAAAGAACCAAGAACAAGACCATTCACATCGTCACTAAAGAAACAATCAACTTTTGCACCAGCAAAAGGTGGATTATCTGTATCCTCTCTATCCGTTAAAACTGTTAATTTAGGCAATGGGTCAGGGCTATTAACTATAACAGAAGTTTCTCCTTCACTTAATCTGCCGCCATCATCGCGAAACTTAAGAATATATTCGCCAGATACAATATTTGGAACAATTGATTCGCTGACATTACCCGGCAAAGCTGGTATAACATCAACAGAATTTGTAAATGTTGCTGTACCATCTGCAATATTTGACGCCCTAACGACCACGTTTCCGCCGTGGGTTACGTCAACATCTGAAGCTTTATCAAAACGAAGCCTAACAAACTGATCTGATATAGGCTCAATTCTTAAATTAGAAACATCTTGAGGTCTTGCAGTTTTTCCAATAGCTTCAAAAGTTAAATCATTTGATGTAGCAGAAAGCTGGCCTTGTACGTTATAACTAAATACTTGTATCTCATATGTTCCAAGCTGACTATTTTTTATTTCAAAATCAGGTCTTGATACTTTTTCAGAAATAAAGTTTCCATTTTCATAACGGTAATTAACTTGATATTCAATAACACCTACTATTGGTTGCCAACTAATAAATATTTTTGATACCGCTTGATTATTTATAGGAACTATTGTTTCAACAGCAGATAAGTTTGATGGTGGTGGTTTTAATTCATTCAGAACTGATACAGTTCTTGTTGGTAGACTTGAACCATCTTCAATAAAATCATATTTAGCTTCAACATAAGATAAAGCTGTAATTGAAAAATTTATACCATCTTGTTCTTCAACAGTTATTACTCTAAATTTTTGTGCTTCAACTGTTGTGTTTGCTAAAAGCCAAACAGTGTTTACATTTGGTGTTTGAGAAAATGCTGAACTTACTGTAACAACACCATCGGAGGTAATACTGGAAACATCTCTTGTTTCAACAGTACCATCTGGTAAAACAACACTAAATGTAGGCGAATTTGTTGTTGCCAAATCAGAAGCATTGGCATCATCAATAGTCATAACTGTTGTTGAAGCAACAGCAGATAATCTGCCACCTCTTCTTACACCAGCCCGAACAGGGTCAGCTATATCAATAATTGCGCCCGGTCTTACTATCGCGCCAGCATCTATTGAAGTTGTAAAACTAACAATTTCAGATTCATTTTGTTCTGCAAATAATATTGCTCTGCCTAATCTTGCAGCTTGTCCTCTTGATGTACAAGCAAAAGCCTTTACTTGTTTTGTAATAATTCCAAACTTACTTTGCGCGGTTGTATCGTCTACAACTTCAAAATCTACATCTTGGCTGTCCATATTAAAATATGAAACAGCTACAGCAGTATGTCTTTGTTTTAAACTACTCCCAGAATAATTAAAACCGTCAGATGTAATATTGCTTAGATTAAATAAATAACTTGCTGATTTTGGAGAATCCTGAGTAATTGTTATTGAACCAGCAGAAAAAATAGGCATACATCTCATAACACCAGCTAATTCATTGATAAGATCAAAAGCTGTAGAGGAATTTTGTATGTTTACATTACAACTGAATCGTGCCTCTTGCCCTCCTAGCCCATCATCAACAAGAGTGTTTGCAAATTTGCTGGCAGTTACAAATGAAAATAAATCAAGATTGCTGTCTGTTATATGATCTCCAAATCCATAACGAGTATTAGTAAGTAAGTCAAGTAACACCATCGCAGGGCAGTTTGTATAAACAGCAGCACCCATAACACCATTAAAAATATATCCGTCTGGGTAAACAATTCTTCCAGTTGCAATATCAACAGTTGGTGTTCCTGAACTAGAAGCGCCGGCTCCCGGAATCCTTACTTTGATACCGCGAATACGAAATTTCCTGCTAGGGATAGAACCAAACTGTTGTGAATCAAGCCTGATTGAGTTATAAGCAGAGTTCGCATATGTAGAAGCATCATCTATTATTTCTGAAAAACTTGTCCATTGAAATGCGTTTACTGTACTACTAGTTGTACTATCCGCGGTTATTCTTGTAACTCTTATATCAACAGGAAAAGAGCCAGTTAGTTTTATTGAAAAATCTTTTTGGTATGCGTCAGCAGTTCTTCCAGTTACAGTATCGGTATGTACATCTGTAAAACCACCAGAATTATATTGAACAGAAATTTTGAATTGTACTGTATCTCCTAATAAATCTCCGTTTTCTTTGGCTACTTGTATTTGTGGAAATGTGATTGTTACTTTTACACGATCAACATTCGTATTTGTAATTTGTCTTGTTACTGGCGAAGATGCTGTTACTTCAATACCGACAGGCGTATTTGAAGAAGAACTTTCAACACCATCAATTTTTGTCTGGTTTGCGGTTCCGTGTCTTGAATTAAATGTTACATCTTGAAAATTAAAATCAACATCCTGTGGGTTTGTTGATGATGCGCTGGCTCTTAAAATTGGTGTATCGTTAAGAAATACGTCTTTAAGATAAGAATTTCGATAAGCAGTTGATGTTTTATCTGTAATACCTGCTTTTGAAGCAGATGCACTTCCCTCGATCTCACCCTCAGAAATCAGATCCAAAAATGTTACAAACTGCTTACTATGTAAGGTATCAGGCGTTCTTGTAGGTTGTGGAGGTGGAGAAGGCTTTGAACCTCCACCAAATGAACCGCGAATAATTTTTTTATTGTCGGTCATACTTGTACCTGTTCAGTATCAATTGAAGAACTTATTACAACAGAACCAGTAAAGATTTCGCCATATACTAAAGGTACTGGTGTACCAGCACGGCTTGTCTGTTGTGTACCACTAAAAGCAAAGGACAACCTTGGATCTTGTTCAGAACTAAATTCAGGTGCTTTAGGTGTAGGAAATAACATATCACTTACACCGCCTAAAACTAAGCCAGCACCAATACCAAAAGCAGCTTTTGCACCCAAACCAGCGGCAGCAAATCCACCACTCATTGTTAAAGGTGCGGTAAATAAACCACCAACACCAAAGCTCAAAGCAATCAAAGCACCACCAAATAAAGCTTTACCAATACCACCAGAACCAGATATGACAGGTACAAATTTAATATCAGATTTACCTAATGGAAAATGCAATTCTTCAATATCTACTTTTTCTTCTTTATCTAATAACACTTGATAATATCTACTCGACATATGACTTTCTAACTCTGGAAAATTATTTACAAGAAAACTTACAGCTTGCGCTGTTGTATTAACGACAGCTTCTAATTCTTTGTGACCTGTTATTTTTACAAGTTCACCATACAGTTTTATTTTACGCATCATAACGATACCGACCCCCTGTACATTTTAACAACCAAGGATTGTATGGTTCTTTACAAGATA